TTAAAGTGCCGGGAAGATGCAATGAAAGAACCTGCTGCAGATGCGGAAGGGGCAGGGGTAACTTGTTCCCATCTCTTCAAATCTAATATCTGTCTATTTCCGTTTGTAGTTGGCATTATGTTACGTTTATGTTTCTTCTTAAATTATCAGCGGTCATTCTTTCAAAGGATTGCACTTGTGAGTTAGCAGCCACACCGCCTATAGTGGCAAGGTTAGTTATGTTCCAGGTACCGGATTGGTTGGCAGATACCGTACCGGATACCGGCGAAGTAACACCGGAAGGATCCACAAGCATACGGCCTGTTAATGGATTGACCTGTGCTAAACCGATAGTTCTGGTGAGTGATTGAATGGCCATACGCATTGCTTCGATAGCCTGCATTAACTCCTGTGTAGCGGTTACGGGCAATGGGTTATTATCAGCCGTTTCATGGGCAATACCATCTGCCCCGTGTATCATTTTCACCTTCTGATACAGGATACCCCCTATATCATCTGCTGCGATTATGGCACCGACCCCCGGTGTATATCCTACGTTATCTGCCATTATTGTAAGGTTAAAAGTCCGTTAACTTGGTCAAAATCAACCGTTAAAGATTCACCGGAAAGCAGGGTTATACTGCTTCCATAGTCAAACCACCCAATCAGCGGCCCACCTGCAGCGGTAGAGTTGTACACCACCACATAGCGGAATGGCCCTGTGCTACCACCTGTTGAAGTTAGCGTTGTGTCCGCAACCACTAACTTATAAAGTCCACCTGTCTGCGAAGATGAAGTAGTGCTTAAATTTCGTGTGGATAAATTCGTGTAGGTGATTTGAGTGATGTCGGCAAGCAGGCTATTCGCAGCAGTTGGTGCTACGTTAGATAGTGCAATAGTTAGCTGATTGCTTCCCAGATTGTGGGTGCCTTCTGCTACTGCTTCTACGAATGAATCGAATTTATTGAAAGATGCCATCTGTAATTATTTATGCAAATTTACTCATAACTTTTCGATTTCAGCACCCCTGCAATCTTACGGGCAATGCCCCACTTATTAGCTTGGTAGAGTTTCATGTCGGTAAGGTTGGTGATGAAGCAAACTTCAATCAGTACCGTTTCTGCATCCGCTTTCATCCAGGCTAATGATCTTCGAGCGGTTAGCTTTTCGGGTCTGATACCCCTGTCCTTGAAGCCGATTGAAGTAAATATCTTCAGCAGGGAATTTGCAAGGTCTTGTTCAAATTTGCTCACGTTATCGGGTACTATTACCTCACTACCCTTCGCTTCAGCGTTTGCGGATGCATTCCAATGGATGTCAACTAAAATATCCCTTTTGGTGAACTTACCACGCAGCCATGCAAGTGTCTGTGATAGTGCATTGGTATTGCTATCGGTAAGCGGCTCTATACCTTCCTTTTGCAGTTCAGCTACAACCATGTCCCGTAATTCAATAGCTAAATCACGTTCGATGTAGTTATTACCGGATGCACCGGGATCGGCTCCACCATGCCCTGCTGATAGGATTATTTTTCTTCCCATGACTTATAGATTATAAATGCTATAATACCTACGATTGATAACGCTAACCAAAACGGCAGCCGTTTGGTTTCCTTGTTGCGATATGCCGACTGACTGAAAGCCGTTACGCTGCCCGTTGCCTTTACGCTATCCTTTCTGATTCCGTTGATAACTTCTTTACTGGATGCCTTCACATTCTCATAGACTATCCGCTTGCGCAGGATAGGAACGGTTGTATAGGTTGTGTCGAATAGTTCTACTGTCTTTGTTTGAATGTCAATCCACTCCTGTAAGGTACGGGTGGTGTCAACTACTGATACTCTTAATGTATCGTATTCGTATATGGTTAACGTTTCGGTTTTGCCCCTTGATTTGTTTACTGAATTGCAAGAAAGCAGTACTATCAGTACCACTATTGCAATAAAAACAAACGGAAACCAGTTATAGTTTTTGTTCTGGCTCATCTGGTACGATTGCATAGTTTTCACCGTTTGCGAGTAGTGCGGAAAATACCTCTAATAGGGTTGGCAGGAAAGCGATAATAGTTGCTACGCTTGCCATTTGATGGTCATTGAGTTTGAATATCTGAAATACTGCAATAACGGTGGGGCCGGATAATAACCCGATAACCCTCTTTGATTTGCGGTACCATTTAGGTGCCGGCTTGTTTACGTTTGTAAGACTAAGATTTGTCTTTCCCATTTCTGTACTTATTTATGTTCACGAATATTGTAACGAGTGCTGATAGTATGGTGCAATACGTTGCCACATCCGATGCGGTCAGATGGCTGAATACCCATAAAAAAAGAGTTACAAGCAGTCCATTGATTCCTGCATCATTTGTTTGGTGTTCCATTGCTAACGCTTTATCAGTTTGTAAAAGTTGAGAATAAAATCATCTATGAGTGTGTTATCGGTTCCCCATTGCTGCACGATGTGTGCAGGTATAGGCACGTTGCCATCTGTAACCTTCTTCCCGTTGCGGTCATATGCGACTACATAGGAATTGCAACCTTGTGCGGTATCTCTGCCAAGTCCAAACACTACCCATGTGATTTGAGTAATGGTGTCCTTTGTCAGTTTGTTAAACTCTACTGCTTTGACTTGAATTGATGCAGGGATAGTGTCTGCTTGTACGGGTGCGGTTACTGATAATGTGATTGCGGTTGCGATTGCGGTAAGCATAGTATTAGAATTTAGATATTATTTTCCAGTTAGTGCCATCTGACATTATTTGTACGGTGGCATATTGTACGGATAGCGAATAAGTAGTTGCGCCATCAATAGTTTCGGATGCGTTACCATCAACGGTTATCGTACCTGCTCCGCTATTTTTTACCATTACAATTCTACCTGCGTTTCCCGATGCCGCATAGAGAGTAACGGTGAAAGTACCCGATGTACAGTCTATAAGGTAGTCGGAAGTTGTAGCGGTGTATGCGGTAGTACGGGCAAGGTATTTTTGCTGCATACCTGTTGCAGTTAATGAACCTACTACTTGCAACTTATCAACACCGTTATTTGTAGAACCATTAACGGTTAAATATCCATCTCCACTGATAAAGGCATTATCATAAAATGTTGTACCGCCTTTACCACCATTTGCATTTAGAGAAAAGCAAGTAGTCCATGTTGGTGTATTATTTCTATGCTGAAAATAAAACTGCCCTGTTGCATATTCACCTACCATTCTACCTGCCCATCCGCTTGAAGTACCATTAGCAAGTATAGTATAGTTTGCATTAGCCGTTCCACTACCCTGATTAACGTCATTTGTTACACTAATGTTATTCGTAACTGATAAATTCTGTGCCGTTGCCCTTGCCGATACGTTCATACTTCCGCTAACTTGTACTGCATCAACCCCATTATCCGTATTCGTGTTTATTAATGTTCTTCCATTAACGGCTAATTTAGCAGCAGGGGCGGTGTAACCTATGCCTACATTACCTGCTGATGTTATACGCATACGTTCAACTCCATCAGTAAAAAAATTAACATCAGCATTGCCGGATACAAAGTTAGTACCAATCATACCCATACCCCATTGAGTAGAATTGTTACCTACAGAAGAATTCCAACTAAACCCAAGAGTAGCAAATTGTCCGGTAGTACTTCCGTTATAATTTACATTTAACCCCGAACCAACAGTATTAAGTGCAGTTCTGTTTGTGGTGAATATATCAACTTTATTGCTCGGGCTTGTCGTACCTATACCTACGCTTGTTCCATTATCAAATATCTGCGAATTACCAATAGCAGTAGATGAAGTGAATTTTGATACATAGTTAGTAGTACCTGTACCCGTAACTGTTCCACCTCCCCCACTACCTACTTTCTGCCATGTCCTTTTATACTTCACATACAGCGAACTATCAGCAGGTCTAATCAGTATCTGTGAACTATCAGCACTCACCCCAGCGGCGGTGTCCTTTGTCGGAATACCGATACCATTCACATAACGTACTTTGCTACCTGTTTGCTGCCATTGGGCGGAAGCGGATAGGGATAAAAGTATTGCACAGATTGTTAAAAACTTTCTCATATTATTGTACTAAAATTATAATTTTCTCACCTGCAAAGAAAGGCACACCCGAATCAACGGTCAGCGTACCACTACCCACAGTCCAAACTACACCCGTGCCGGGCAATCCGCTATAAGCAATCGTTTCAAACGATGTACCACCCCGTGAGCCGTATATCATTGTCTTACCTGCCCCACCCGGTATAGCAATCGAAGTTTCACCACCCCCGGCCGTATATTGCAGCACCTGTGTTGTTGTACCCTGTATAACGATGCCCGTTGGCGTTACGGTGGTACCTGCTAAACTATACACCCCTGTACCTTGATAACTTACCTGATACGTTGCAATGTCCTTATTTGCCCCTGTAATGGTAAAAGATTGCAGCCATGCTAAACCTGATACTATCACTAACCCCCCTGCAGTACCATTGTCAATAACAAACTTCAGCGATACCAACTCCCGATTGAGTTGGCTATTGAGCATAAACAAGTATGAATAGTCATCTAATACTACAAGTCCATCTGCTTGTATTGACCATGAAGCTACATCGGGTCTGGACTGCCTAAACCAAGCACTACTGATATTGGTAGTTTCCATTGCATCCACCTCTACCGAAAAGGTGCAAGTCCTCGCACACGCAATGAGATTGTCGGTCATTGCGATTGAATTGTACCTGTATAGGTTAAGTTTCTGTCCGGTTACTGGTGTCATGAGCAGTCAATTCCAACGGTTAAATTAGATCCACTAATAGTATTTGGAGTTCCAAATCTTGCACAAATATACTGCGAAGGTGTCAGAGTTACAGGCCCCACATAACTACCTGCGCAGTTCTGATAAGTTCCAGTCCAGTTACCGCCTGAACTATTGGTATATCTTTTACAAGTTGGTGGATTGAAAGCAGGGTCAGCAGGGTCAACCAATGTGTATGAAAGAACGGCATTTCTTACCTGCAAAGCAGTTGCATCAACCGTATTGCTGACAAAGTTAAACTGCGATGCCCCAAAAATGTATCTGTTTGCATTGACCGATAATGAAGAAGATGGGTCTTGTATAGCCATCGTATTAATCAACCCTATAAAGTCGGTACCATTAAATAAATTGTACTGACTATACTCTAAATTTATTTGTGGTTGTGATATGCAGTTAAAGTACTGACTGAATAATAAGTTAACAAGATTAGCATAAAGTGTAGAAGATGCACCATACCTATAAACATCTGTTAAAACCGTATAACTTATATCGGTATAAATTGATTGACTTTGCCCTGCTGCATTAAATGGGTCTGGCGCACCTATAAGAACATTAACTGATTTTTTGTAAGGTGTGGGTGCAGTTTCATTAAATATCACCCTTTGCCCTACCGGAAATGTAGATTTCCTAAATACAGATGCAAGGTACAAAGCAACTACTGCGGTACTTGTAACCTCAAATTCAATTTCTAATGTACCGGAAACAGGTGCTGCCTTTGTTTTAATATTTAATGTTCCAATCCTATCTGAATTTTGCGGTTCACCATAAAACCCTGTTGTATTATACTCCCAATACGGCTCATCATTATTCTTTCGGTAAGTCCAAAAATTACCACCTCCTACATTGATGTATATTTTTATTCGCAAAAGGTCATTAAGTGTGGTATATGATGCACCATAAATTAATGTCAAGTCAATTTCTTCATTTTGCAATACTTTACCACAACTATCAGCTACAAGCGTAGATGATGCACTTGTACCTGATACTATTCTTTGACAAGTATATCCATCAACAACAATTCGGTCATATTGCCCACCAACACCAAGAAACTCTGTCCAGTTATACGGCTTGCCTGATACGGTCAATCTTGACAAATCGCCATTATCAATAGTATTTTCGGGAAACTTTATATCCCCTGTCATTTCTATTTGTGAATATCCCTTTTTTAATATCTTGACCTGCCCGTTCTGAATAAAGTAAAAAGGGGTTACGGTATCGTTAATATATGGCTTTATATCATACTTTATATTCTTTGTGCTTATTGTATCTGTTACAAGTTTCCAATCCGTTGTGAATACACGAATGGAATCAGATGCTTTTTCATTTACTGAAGTAAACCACCATTGACCATTTGATTGATATAATTGCGCACCGAATGATTCACATATCTTTTCCAATACTTCATAGCAACTAATATAAGTTGTTTGATTTTTACCTGAAATTGCAGGTGCTAAATATACTTGCCTTATTGTGCTTGTACTTTCACTCATTGCAACTGCCTGATAATAATTTACTGCTGAATTGAAGGTATATCCATCGGGAAGATAGATATTCATTAAGCAGTTGTTAATTATTTTCATTACAGATTCCAACTTGTTCAAATCTCCTGTTGATGGCAAATAAGGTATGCTTTTAAGCATTGCAAGCCCATCAATACAATTTATGGTAGTGTAATTTCTTCCTGTAGTGAATGGCAATGTCAATGTGTCGAAAAGTACAAATCCCTGCCATATAAAATAAGTAGTACCCTGCGCATAGAACTTCACATAATACTTTCTGTCATCTGTTGTTGTAAAGTCAGGTAATGGGCCTGTAAACTCTGTAAAATCTGCCTGTATAGTGAATGTTGTAGGTAGTATTGGTTGATATTGGTCATCGCCTGAAGCATTGCAATTCATTACAAATGGCTCTGCACCTGTACATATTTGATAAGATGATCCGCTATATCCTTTCTCCCATATTTCAGCCGTAAAAGTATAACCCGATTTTCCTATAGCTTGTAAAGTATACTTCTTCCCGTATGCAGGTGGAACTAACAATGGCGCAGTTTGATATGGTGCTGATATCTTTCCGGCTGCTACTCCTGGTGTTATTGCGCTGCTTGCTGCCGTTTTTACTCCTGATACATAGTAATAAATATCAACTGCAAATGCAGTATCGTAATTATACCCTGTAACGTATTGGAACATGGTATAGGTAGCATCTTGTTGGTATGGCTGCGAACCATCATAGGCAAAAGTTATTAGTTGCCCCTGACAATCTTTGAACGAGAAATAAACAAAGCCGTTATCAGCAGCAGTTATGTCGCTTGTTGTTACGCTTATTATCAGTTTATTACAAGCCATGTTAAGTTGTTAATGCTCTAAATGTATTCGTTCTACTTTGTGAAAGCCATATATCGTTACCTCTCACTACACCCTCCACCACTACCCTACTATTTCCTCCACCCATCTGCGATGCGGATGCGATTATTGAGCGCATTTGGTCGGGTCTTACGATGTGTTCTGTGCCGTGAAGCATAACCGGATAACCAGACTTCGGGCCGGAAACGGTACCGCCTTCGGAGAAGCCGAGCATCTTCTTGAATATTCCCAAGAATCCACCCTTACCTGCTTCACCTTTTGCTAATGCTGCACCTGTTGTACCACCCGGTAATAATGATAGTATAGTTTGAAATATCAATGCTTTTGCAGCTGCAAGTGCGATGTCTGCTGCTAATCTTTTGAACATATCACCAAGCGCAACACCTACATTTTGACCAGTAATCATAGCGTTTACCATACCGGTAATACTATTCATAGCAGTATTCGTTAAATTATTTGCAGTTTCTAAAGTTTTATTCCTGTCTGCCTCAATAGTAGCCAATCTTTGTTTAGCTTCTATTACCGCCATTGTACTTAATAATTCAGGCGGCTTTTGTGCTTGTTGTGGTTTTTCAGTTGGGGCATTCAAACTCAATGCATCTAACCTCATTGATTCTTCAAGCATTTTTCCTCGCATACTTGAAAGTGCTTTTTGATAAGCGTCAAGTTGATTGACTGCTTCTTTAACATTTTCAGTTTTAAATTGAGGTGGGTTTCTTACAAGATCATATATCTGCTTTAACTGCTTTTCAGTATCTATTGCTTCTAATGCCAATTCCCTCATTTCCCTTTTTGCTTCTTTTACTACACCTTGTTGCCTCATTTCAGGTGTAATTCTAATAGATGGCATACCGGGGCCAGGAGATATTGTTTCAATTCCACCCTCACCTGCTTTTTTATAATCTTCTTTAAGTTTGGTAAGTAATTCAGTTTGCTTAATTTGATTTTCAAGCAATTTTTGCTCTAATGGCATAGCAACAGACCTTGCTGCTGCATTTTTGGCTTCTATTTTTAATGCTTCAGCTAATTTCAAATGCGCATCTGCTGCTTTTCCTACAAGTATATCTTCATTACTATAATTCTTTAAATATTCACCATAATTATCACGCAATGCTTTTACGGCTCTTAATCTTTCAGCCATAGTATTATTCACATTTGTAGCAGATGCGAATAATGAATTTAATTCTGTTTTTTCTTTTGCAAGTGTTTCTGTATATGCACGATTAATTTTATCAGTATTTGATAATGTACCAAATAAACCTTCTAAACCCCGTGTCCATGCCCCTGTCCCATTTTGCGCAAACTGCAATCCAGCTACAAGTGCAGAAATACCTAATCCTAATGCGCCAGCAGCAGGGAGAATATTCGTTAAGTTGTTGGCAATCGCATTAAAACCATAGGGCAAATCCTGTATAACTCTACTCATTCCAGTAAAGTCAGTACCTAACTTCTTTACCCCCTTCCCTGTATTGCCTGCTGATTTCTCTACCCCATCAAGAGATAGGATAGTTTCCTTAATAGCTGCAATGGCTTTCTTATTGTCAGCACTAATTAATATTTCGAGTTTTTCCGGTGCCATTGCTTTATTTTAATGCTTCTGATAATTTCTTCATATTTTCGATG